AAAAACTCTGAATAGACCGAATGGACCTCAAACGTTCACGGATGCGAATTATAGTGTTCAGAATCTAAATAATTTTGCTAATGTCGACCCCGGTGACGTTAAAACAAATTGGGCGGTTTATTTTGGACAAAATTTTATCAATTTATATGTTCCACCCAATAACACAATTGAAGAATATACTGACACATCTTTACCGTCTTTAGCTTTATTATTAGGTGGTATAAATCCAGCTGGATATGTAAATTCATTCGAACCCCAAACAACAAATTTAATTAGTATTATGGCGGGCCAAAACTTCGATAGTGATTCGAGGTTAATGAAAATACCTGGCGATTATTTAACCAACCCAAGAAACCCTATTGAAAATAGACCAACACCAAAAACAGAAGCCGGCGCTATTTTACAAGACGTTACTGGTGTTTTAGGAAGTTTAGTTGGTATTCAAAGAAGACCTAAACTCGGAAGAAAACCTTCCGATTTAATGATTGAATACATGGGAGAGGGTCAGAAACAAATATTATTTGACCAATTAACATATTCAACATATGCTCCAAATTATACAACAACAGCGAGGTCACAACAGTCATCAAAAATTTTCAATTTTGCGAATAGTTTTGCTCAAGGGGTAAAAACTGTTTTAGGATTAGAAGCACCAAAAGGTGTCGCATATATTGGAGACGATAGAAGTGAAGACGTGAAATATACCATGTCAGACTTTAATGACAACATGGTTAAAAGTAGTTACTTCTTAAGTTTAATGTTTGACCCGGTACAAGCCGCGTTATTCGAGAGACAAAGAAATATTTCCCAAGGTGGACCAATTAGTGGTAAACTGACGTGGATTAGTAAGAACTCACAAAACAAAATTGGATTATGGAACGAGGAATTCCAATCAAGAGAAAGTGATACGTACAACAATTCAATTTCAACAAAATACGGATTTAGAGAAGATTCAATTTTGGGTAAAACTCAAGAAATCTTGGATTCAATGCCTAAAGATGGTCAAGCCACAAGAACACACGTTGGTAATGTTATTGACCAAACAAGTAGAATTTTTAAAGAAGGTGACAGTATGTTGTCTCGAGGTTCCGCAATTAAATTTGTTGACAAGTATAAACAAGAAACAGGTGCTGAATATTGTAGGGTGTGGACCAAAGATAGGTCTTATATGAACTATTCAGACACAATGAAAAGAACCGCTAATATCAGAAAATTTGATGATAGTGTAATGGGTGGTGAGAGCAGACCTTGGAATATTAATATCGCACCAATGTCAAGCGGAAACTATGATGCAAAAAATAGTTTTAAAAACTCATTTGGTGCAAAGAATTCAACAAACATATTTGAATCACCCACAGGTGATGGATTTTACGCTAAAAAATATATGTTCTCAATTGAGAACTTAGCATGGAGAACATCTAATACACCTGGTTTCACATACAATGATTTACCATTCTGTGAGAGAGGTAATAATGGAGGTAGGGTTATGTGGTTTCCTCCGTATGATTTGAAAGTTAGCGAGAACAACCAAGCTAGATGGCAAGACAATACGTTTTTAGGTAGACCTGAACCAATATATACTTATCAAGATACTTCTAGAAGCGGTCAATTATCATTTAAGGTTGTAGTGGACCACCCAAGTATTTTAAATTTATTGGTTAGAGAATACTTTAAAGGAATGTCCGATGAAGAATCGGAAAATTATATCAACGCATTTTTTGCGGGGTGTGAGGAATTAGATTTCTACGCATTAATCAGAAGATTCGCTCAATTAGATACAAACGATATAAAACTAATTCAAAGTTTCTTAAATCAAGGACAAGACCCCGAAACTATCAAACAATATAAGGTAACCACTGAGTATCCAACAGAAACAACACCAACAAACACAACAACACAAGGTAACGAAGCAGATTCTAAAGCTGTTGATGAGGTTATAATTAAATTAAAGTATGAAAACGATATACCGGGACCAAGAGATAAAGTTGATACCACACAAAATTATACACAATTATACAAAGCTTACAAAGACCAAAAACAAGCTTATATTAATGAATTAGGTGCCGCGTTAAATACTTTAACTGGTTTGTCTCAAACAGACACTCAAGTAAAAACAGAAAAATCTTTTATTTTTGGTGATGCTAATCACGTTATAACACAATCCGACATTGATGCTCAAAAAACAAAAATCGGTGATTATTTTGATGAAGCCGATGTGTCATTTAATAAATATGAATCTAGTTTAAATAGTTTAATATCAGACATATCTGGTAAAACAGCGGAAACAATTAGATTTCAAATTTTATCTTCATGTTCATCAGTTGCAACCAATGATTACAACGAAAGATTATCACTAAGAAGAAGTCACTCCGTAATTCAAGATATTTTTGATAGATTATCGGCTGTCGGAGGAAAAAAAGAATGGCAAATAAAATGGCCAACAAATTTAAATTTAGTAAATAAAAATAATTCTGATAACGACAAAGAAATAATTCAAAAAGGAGAACCTATTGTAATTGTAAAAGAATATAGTACAAAAGATTTTGGTTTTGAACATGATACTAAAATTATTGTAGAATCGGTCAATTATGGTGAAACATTAACTGGAACCCAACCTGATAAAGATTGTGTTAATAAAGATTTCGTTAGAGTACCAAAATTAAAACAATACTCACCAATTGCGTTCTATTGTAGACAAACTGCAATGTCTTTAAAGTACAATAATAAATCAGAGAAGAAACAACCCGAAACACCCGCACCACAACCACCCATAACAAAAATTGAGGAAAATGGACAAGTTGTTGTAAATCCACCAACAAGGAAACCGGCAATTGACCCATTAAAAAGAATCATTGCAAAAACACTATCTGAATGTTTTTACTTTAAAAAATTAGAAGATAGTGACCCTGTTGTTTTTTCATCACTTAAAGAAAAATTAAAATATTTTCATCCCGCGTTTCACTCAACAACACCTGAAGGTTTAAATGCGAGACTTACATTTTTACAACAATGTATAAGACCGGGTGATACCATACCAATTAAAGGTATATCAGAAGATTCGGATGTTAGAGCAAGAAATACCTCTTTTGGTCCACCACCTGTTTGTGTATTAAGAATCGGTGATTTTTACCATTCAAAAATAGTCATTAGAGATGTGAACATATCTTTTGATGACGGAGGTCAAATATTGTGGGATTTAAACCCTGAAGGTATTGGTGTACAACCAATGATTGCTTCGGTCACACTATCGATAAACTTTATTGGTGGTCAAGGTCTTTCAAAACCTGTTGAACGACTTCAAAACGCTCTATCATCTAATTTTTATGCCAACACCGAAATGTACGATGAAAGGTCAATTGCAACAAATGAAACAATCGGTGGTAAGAAGGCCGAAGAATTTACTCGTGAATTTTTAGAAGATTTGAACAAAACTTATGGTAATGCCATTAACAAAACCAATCAATCTCAAAATACTAAAAATGTAAAAGGTGGAAATTATATGGGAGCCCTTGATGGTAACAGTATAAAATATACGGACATAATTAAATCCGTCTTCGCCTCAACAGAAAGTTATTTTGATAAGTACCAAGACACGTATAACAAAGTTTATACAAAATACGGTAAAGATATTACCGCTCTTTTATTTAAGGGTGAATATAGACCAATAAATCAATACGACATTTACACCTCAACATCACCAACACCGGGTAAAACATTATCATTACTTGGTTTATATAAAAAGACACAAGAATTAACAGTTTACACAACTGGATTAAAAACAGGATTAGCTAATTTTCTTAACAATTCATCATCAACTTATTTAGTTGATATGGTTGGTTTTAATAAAGAAATGACCGGCTCAATACTTACAGATACGAATGTTAAATTAAAAGATTTTATAACTAAAGAGATAATTGAAAATAAAATAAATGAACTTACCGTTTCCACTCAAATATTAGATGAACTTGAAAAATCAAGAAACCAACTAATATCTGATTTAGATAGAGTTAATTTCGTTATTAAAAATGGTAAGGATTCAACAGTACAAGACAGTGTTGTTAAATCTGTGGCAATTAGTGGATTTACTTCTGATTTATTATATAATGAATATAGTACCTGTATTGATTATATTGAGACAAATGCACCGAAATTAGTTGATGGTCTATCTACCAATATTACATTTTTAAATCCAACAATACAATCGGCGGATTTTGAATTTATGATGAAACAATTGTTATACGATAAAGTAGATGCATTTATATCAGAGCTAAAAGACCCTTCGTTATATAAAGACCCTCTAAAAAATCAATTGAAAAAGAGATTAAATAAATTTGTTGAAAAACCAGAAGAAAAGAAATTTAAATTAACCAAATTCAAAAAAAGGAAAAGTGATAAAGAAATTAAGTTTGGAATTTCATCCACAACAGATGAAACAAACCAAACAATAATAGATGAAGCGAACCAAATCTTTTCAACATCAAACGAAGTAAAAGATAAATTAAATTATTATAGACCACAATAATGAGTAGACAGTATTTTGATAGATATCAGTTTTTTGTTGAAGATGGTAAATTTAGGATTGTACCAGGTATTGAAATCCCAATAAAACCTTCTGACAGATATATGTTTTATAAAAAAGGTAGAGATAGATTCGATAAGATATCTCAAGATTATTATGGTTCACCAGTATTTGGTTGGTTAATATTACAAGCAAATCCAACCGCTGGTAGTGTTGAATTTCAGATACCTGATAATTTTGTTATTAGAATACCTTTTCCTCTCACAACGTCTTTACAAGATTATAAAAGAAGTGTAGAATTGTATAACCTATATTATGGCGAGCAATAATGATTACCCAAATAATGAAAACATACTTGTAAAAGTTGACCAAAACAATCTTATTTATGTTGACCCAAATAGTGTTGTTGATGCAAACGGAGAAGTTCAACCAAGAGGACATAAACAAGAAAACTTAGTCATGTATGTGAACTTGGAAGCTGATTTGATTCCAAGAACGACTCTTATTGCTGACGATAACGTAGGAAATACACTAACTCAAGTTGCAAAAGGTAATCTCAATTTTTTAAGAAACGCAAGTGGTGATGGGAACTTTGATGCCACATGGACTGACGCTTTTGTTCCCAAACCAATTCAGGGTCAAGAATCTACATATAAAGATGGATATGACGTAACATTCGGTGAGGACCAATTCAAAGACCCAACAGGACAATCTTTTGGTATTGATTCAATTAATATTGACGTAAAAGGTGCCAACTTTGTTCCACAAATCACTATAAACTTTGTTGACGTAAGAGGTAAAACTCTTTTCGAATCTTCTGAAAACTCACCTTATCGAGCTTTCTTCCATTTACCGTGGCCAATTTTTTATTTAACAGTTAAAGGTTACTACGGTAAAGCCATTCGTTATAGATTACATATGACCGATTTTAAATCGAGATTTAATGAATCTAATGGTAATTTTGAAATAACAACAAAGTTTGTTGGTTCAACTTTTGCATGGTTAAACGATATCCCATTGTCTGCAATTATCAACTGCCCTTATATGTTTTTGGTCGAAGAAAAAGACAATACAAAATTTAATGAAAGTACAGGATTATATGAAAAAAGAGTAAAACAATCATCAAGAGGTTATACGATATTAAAATCGGTGTATAGACAATACGAACAAAAAGGTTTAATCCCAAAAGGTTTTCCTGTTCGTACCCTAAAAGAAATTGGTTACATCGCTGAAACTCTTGATAAAATACTTGAACAACAAATTTTTAGTAAAGTCAGTATGGATGTCTTTTCTGGTATAAAAGAAATGGACACCCTTCTCAATGATTTTGAAAATTCAATTAAGGCTTGGGGTAAACAATATCTATCACAAGAATATACATCATTTACTAAAACTGCAACCAATAATGAAACAATTAGTGATTTATGGTTTTATTTGAACGCGAAAGATAAGACAGAGACAAAACATATATTAGGTAACGGAGCGGGTGCTCTTGAACTCCTTTTATCTAGTTTCAATGCCGCTATGGGTAAAACCAAACTTTTAACTCAAGAACTATTAAATCAAACAAGTGGAGACTTCAAAAGGATTTCAATTAGGAATGTTAAAAACGTAAGTTCATATTATAAAGTTCTTAATGATAAAAAAGTAGTTGTACATATTGATGGAATTTTTGAAGACATTTTTCAAATAAGAAAATCATTTGAGGAACAAAGAAAAAAAGTCGAAGATGATGTTGAATCAGAAATGAATAAGGTCATCAAAAGTAAAGAATATGGATTTGGATTCGAACCAACCGTAAGAAATATGTTTGCGGTTTTATTAGCTAATGCTGAGGTTTTTATTAGGTTAATGAAAGATGTTCATAACAAGGCTTTTGATGCTGCTAATAATAGAAAAAAGACTTTAACAAATTTATCAAAAGAATCAAAAGGTGAAAACATATATCCATGGCCTGAAGTAAAAAAACCCCAAGGTGGTGGTAAACAAAATGTAATTGCGTATCCCGGTGATGAAGAATTAGTTCACAAATTAAAATCTTATGACAAAACCCTTTGGCCTGAAATTGACTTTATTGAAGAGTATATTAAAATTGTAACCAATAGGGTAGAAACAAACGTAAATGGGGAACCCACAAGAAATGATGTAAATTATGTTTTTGATTCAAATACTGAAAATCAAAAAATTGAAGACTTATCAGGTATTGACGTTATAAATGAATCTATACCATTTATTGATAAAAGTTACGCGGGATTTGTTTACGAATTGTACGAAAGAGCACTGTATTCAACATTGTTTGATTCTTTTAATGACCAAATGATTAGACAGTTGGCCAATGAAGAATTTAAAAATATTCAAGAATTAATAAAAGACGATAACGATATTATTGAGTTAGCAAAAAAAATAACCAATAAAGACCAATTAATTGCTCCTGTTACAAAAACAGAATTAAGAGAAAACGGTGTTATTCAAAAAAATGAAGATGGGACACCTAAGACCACTACGGTTTATGATGGATATCTACCTGGATTATCACCATATGAAAGATTCAATTATTTTAAAGACCATCTACCAACAACCAATTATATATCTTCAGTCATTGACGAACCATTTAAATTTGAAAAATATGACGAGACAGCAACTAACCCTACGGGTGATTTAAAAGAAGATGATTTAAATAAAATTTTAATTGATTACGAACCTGAAACATACAGGACAGACATATACCCCTTCAATTCAACAACATATTTGAATTATTTAGGTAAAACAAATTTCACAAGAGATAATTTTAAATTTAATGGCATTTTAAAAGTTAACAGTTCTCAAGGTTTTATATGTTCACCAATAGAATCTAAATCATGGGTTAAACCATCAGCAGACAGCACTGACTTTTTTAAAAATACGATTAATGTTACAGGAAACACAACCTCAATATTAAACACACCATATTTTCATAATCAATTATTTAATGATTTTAATAAATCAACTTTACGAGGTAAGTACGCTGGTTCATCGTATTTGTTATTAAACTCATTACCTTTCATTGATTTAGATGAACAAATAACATTTGGAGGTCAGTCAATATTAACATCTTCTTTATTTAGAGAAGTATCGTCTACACATTTTATACCATATCATTTAATGTTAAAATGGGGTTCAATTTATCATAGATATAAAACACACTTAATAGATGGTTACGATATTTTGAATGGATGTGTAAATTCAAGCTATGTTACAAAACCATTAACAGGTAAAACCCTATTTGATAATAATGGTGCACTAATAACATACACATCAACAAACGCAAGTAGTAGTGGTACTACGATTAATGTACCAAGTACAATAGGACTACAAACAGGAATGACCGTTACGGTTATTGCTGGTACAGGACAAACAGCGCCGAATACGTACATTACAAATATTACAAGTACTACAGGATTTACAATTTCACAAACTCCACTTACAGGACTAACAGGTGCCACAGTATTTGCTGTTTATGATGAATATGTGACCTTTGATATAGTACCAAAAATTTCCACATCATCAGGTTCAACTTCAGGTGTTACATATACTGGTTACACTAATGCAGGTATTAGACCGTTCTATCAAACTGTGTACAGTCAAATAGTAAATGACTATGCAACTTATGATATAACTTTAGGTAATGTTTCATATTCTTCCACAAGTACATCGGGTAAATTATTACATAGGGTTACACAAAAAAGCGGTATGAATTATTGGGACGTGGTTATGGATAATTCCAAATACATAACCTCAGACAAAAACTACACTTTATTACCATCTCTTGGGGGACATAAAAATAGTGACATATCCAATAGTAACACATTCACAGTAGCTGAGGAGTTGACATTTAAAACACTTTGGTACCTAAACGACACTCTTTCAACTAGTTTTAGTGGACAAACGTTCCCAAGTCCGTACGATTATTTTAGGACAACAGGTAACACATATTCAATATCAACTAATTACAAAAAGGCGTTAGATTTAATCGGTACATTTAGCCCTCAAATACTTGAGTATTTTGAAAGTTTCTTTCTTGATTTTGCTAGTGAAAAAATAAATGAAGAAATACCGTATAACATTTTTAGGAATATTAGTTATCCTAAATTCCAAGATATGTTAAAGAAATTATCCGTTGTTGAAAAGAAAGACGATGATAGTAATGATATTGATTTATTAATTGGTAACACATTAAAAGAAAGACAAAAAAGAAACGCTGAATCTATCACTACAGATATATTAAGTGCTAACAACTTAATAAAATTTACGTTAGCAAACCCAAAAGAAATTGATGCCAATTCTTTATATGGTTTGACAGCGGTTCAACCTTATAAGTCTTTGACAACTTATAAACCACAACCTTTCAGTGCTTCAGATTTAACAACCCCAAATCTTAATTTTATTAAATTATATATTGGTGAAGATATTGATAGTTACTATGTTAATTTCTTTAGTTTATTGGACGTTAAATTAACTGAAGATAACATAAAAAAACATAGGCCGTTGGCTCAAATATATGGTGGATATCGAAAAGCGGGAGGAACCAACACCAAAGCCGCGTTTTTAACTTATTTACAAGATTCAATAATACTTAAAAATACAGGTGGAACAAATGTTCCAAAAGGGGCTGAAGCTAGACTTGCTTTGTATTTGAATACACTTTTACCATTATTAGGTAATTTAACGAGTAACGCCACGGGTAATCCTGCTGCTAGTATTGATATGTTTAGAGGTTACAATTCAACTCAAACAAAGTTAGAATTGTATAACACTTTCAAATCATTTAACGATAAATGGACCGCCGGTAATTCAATTGGTCAACGTTTGTTACTTGAGGAATTTTTATTCTTAGACAAAGCCAATAGAGACATTGGTGATAAATTTTATTTAAACATAGATAAGTTTACACCTTTATTGGACCCAAACAACTCTAAACTTCCTTTGTACAACGCCATTTCTATGATAATACAAGGTACTGGATTAGATATGAGAGCGTTACCTGCCTATATAAATTTTTATGGTAATAACTTGACAAATAAGAATAAAATAACACCATCAAAAAAAGTGGCATCAACTTTATTTGGTACATTCTTAGAGGTTGATTATCAAGAGGCGACACCAAAAGTTATCATACAATTAGTTGGACAAACATCGAAAAGAATTGATATGTCCAATAGTAAGGCGTATAAGTTTGTTGACGATAGTTTTTATATTGGTGGACAAACTCCAAACCCATTATTAATAACATCATTAGAAGGTTTCTCACAAAACGATTTATCAAAATCTAATAGGGTAGTTGCGTTTGAGGTGAGTTTTGGTGACCAAAATCAAGGTATATTCAAAGGAGTTACATTAGACCAAAGTACACTAAAAAATACATCAGAGTCTTTTCAAGTTTTAGAAAATCTATCAAGGTCGGCTTCAGGTGCTGGTGTTCATAATGTAGACACAAGTTTATTCGATTATTATAAACAAGCATCATATAAATGTGGTGTAACTGCCATGGGTAACGTTATGATTCAACCAACAATGTTCTTTTACTTAAAAAACATACCTATGTTTAGGGGTTCATATTGGATTACTGAGGTTTCTCATCAAATCAAGGGTAATAACATCTCAACAAGTTTTTCAGGAACACGAATACCATATACTTCATTACCTGACCCTAAAGACTCATTTGTTGCAAGTTATCGAATTCTATTTGATAAAATTCAAGCAAAAGCTATTGCTAAAATCAAACAGAGAGCCGCTAACGATACCGACACCGACCAAGAAGTTATATACCAAGGAATACCATATGTTACGGACAGACAAGGTAAAAATATACAGGGTGAAACGGTTATTCAAGAAGTTGGTATTAACAGATTTGGTGTACCATATAATGGATATAATGAAACTCGTCTAATACAAAAAGTTAGAAACGGTAATGAGGAATGGTTTAGAACTATTGTATATAAAATGGGTGGAGAAAAATACCCAATAGATGACGCACAAGGATTTAATCTCACAAACGGAATTACATGGTCTGACGTTAAGGATTCAAGTTATAAATTCTATAATGTGGATTTTCAATTGTCAAGAACCATTACTAATGATGTTATAAAAACTGCTAAAACAACATTTAAGAACCCTAAAAACAATACTCAATTAACAGTAAATCCTAATTACCAATTAGACAAAACTGTTGGTTCAATAGTGGTTGAAGGTCCAATTAGTAGAGGACCGAAGTCTACCGAGATTGGTATGGGTATGTCACCGAAACTTATGTCCGAATTAGGACTATACGATGGAGACGTTGTATACTTTAAAATGGATTAATTTTTAAGTTTTCCACTTTTTTAGATATTTATTAAAGAAAATACCATGAACAACGAAAAATTGAATAATACTTTGGATAACTACATGAAAAATCCAAAACAAGTAAAATCCGTTTCAAAAGACGGAATGGAAACAGAAGAATGCGACCTTCAAACCGGTGAATGTTATGTTATCAGGTCTAAGGATGGTATAGTAGAAAGAATAAACAAAAAATTTATAACCGAAGACGGTAGACAACTTTTACAAGACTAACTATGAAAAAATTAGAAAAATCACTTATGGAAGAACTCGCGAGATACAACGCGATTAACAAATATGCAAAAACCTTAATGGAACAAGGTGAAGTACCACCTCCTGTTGGAGATGTACCACCCCCACCACCTGGTGATGTACCACCTATGGACCCAGCAGCACCGATGCCCGCTGAAGTCCCACCAGCACCGGCAGCACCCGTGGAAGATACCGAAGAAATCGATATCACAGATTTAGTTAATATGACTAAATCAATTAAAAAGGATTTGGATGATAGCAAATCTAATAACAATGATGTTGTTGGTAAAATGGAAACAGTATTTACTAAACTGACAGATTTGGAACAAAAATTATCTCAGATGGATGCGGTAATGAACAAAATTGATGAATTAGGTAGCAAGGTTGAAACCATGAAAGAAAAATCACCACAAGAAAAGTTGGAGTTACGTTCTTTGGATTCATACCCTTTCAATCTAAATCCCCAAGAGTTTTTTGCTCAAAAACAAGGTGAGATGCAACAAACAGGTAAAAACGAATACGTCCTCACCAAGCAAGATATTGAAGATTATTCAAACGACACAATAAAAGATAGTTTTAACGCAGAAACAGAGGAAGATGAATTTAAGTTCTAAAGTAAACTTCTTATTAGGTTTACAATTACAAATGAAAATAAACCATTGGCAAACAAAAGGTATTGCCAGGCACGACGCTTTTGGTAAAACCTATGATGGTTTATCAGACCTTATTGACGAATTTGTTGAGGTTGCCATGGGTAAATATGGTAGATTTACACTTGAAGAGGATACAAATACTATTCAGTTAGTAAACCTTTCAGAGGTCAATCCCGTTGACATGGTCAAAGTTTGTACTGAAGCTCTTGTTGAGTTCTCAGATGACTTAGATGATAGATTAGACACTGATTTGTTAAATTTAAGAGATGAGATGCTTGGTTTATTGAATAAATTACTGTATCTTTTAACTCTTGAGTAACCCCTTCCCAAAACAATTTTAAAAAAAAAGAGAGTCAGATTTTGTAATCTGACTTTTTTTGTCTATACTTTACATAGAAACATTTTCTAACTTTTAAAAAACAAACATATGATGTCAACAACAGAGTCAGTACTGGCACAGTACGAAAAAGACAAACAGGTCGCAAGCGGCAACACAAACAAGGTATCCCAAGAGGATAGAATGAAGAAGTATTTTACCACACTCCTACCAAAAGGTGAAAGAAGTGGTGAAAGAAGAATTAGAATCCTACCTATGAAAGATGGTAGTAGCCCATTTGTTCCCGTGTATTTCCACGAGGTACAGGTTGATGGTAATTGGGTTAAACTGTATGACCCAAATCAAGAAGGTAAACGTTCACCATTGAACGAAGTACATGAAGGATTAAAAATGACAGGTGACGAACAAGATGCTATTTTAGCTCGTCAGTATAAATCTAAAATGTTCTATATCGTAAAAGTTATTGATAGAGATAGAGAACAAGATGGTGTTAAATTTTGGAGATTTAAAAGAAACACTAAAAGTGAAGGTGTTTTGGATAAAATTGCACCTCTTTTCAGAAATAAAGGTGATATTACCGACCCACAGAAAGGAAGGGATTTGATTCTTAATCTTAACCTAACTAAGGCGGGTAACGGTAGAGAATACACAACAATTACATCTATCATCCCTGAAGACCAATCACCACTACACTCTGATTCAGTTATTGCAGATACTTGGATTAATGATGAATTGGTTTGGTCTGATGTATATTCTAAAAAACCTGAAGAGTATTTAGAAATGATTGCTAAAGGTGAAGTCCCAAGATGGGATACAACAACTGGTAAATATGTTTCAAATTCCACTCAAGAAATTGAAATGTCTAAACCATCTTCACCAACAAAAACATCAGTTCCTCAAGTTGACCCACAAGAAGACATGGAGGGGGATGACGACCTACCATTCTAATTAAAATGAACTTGGACACATACTTAGACATTGTGTCCAAGTTCTTCTTTTTTAATTAAAAACAATAGAAAATATACAATGGCAATCAAGAAAAAAGAATTCGATTATATATCCAAATTCTCATCAAAAACAAAATATAAGGATGAAAACTTTTATTATTGTGGTGAGGCGTTTAACAACGCATGTGGATTACCAGGACCCGTGATGGGAGGTATTAATATGTTCTTAGGACATACAAACTCATCAAAAACAACCGCAATGATTTTAGCTGCGGTTGATGCACAAAAGAAAGGCCATTTACCCGTACTTATTATCACTGAAAGAAAATGGAAATGGGAACACGCAATTGAACTTGGTTTCCAAGCTGAAAAAGATGCGAATGGCGAGTGGACAGGTGATTTTATTTTCAATGATTCATTTGACTATATTGAACAAGCAACCGATTTTATAAATGACATCATTGATGCTCATGAAAAAGGTGAAATCCCAAGACACATTTTATTTTGTTGGGATTCAATTGGTTCAATACCATGTAAGATGACTTTTGATGGTAAAGGTGGTAAACAACACAACGCAAGTGCATTATCCGATAAAATTGGTATGGGTATTCACTCAAGAATTACCAAATCAAAAAAAGAAGATTACCCATCTAAAGACTCGTCATATTATTTGACAATGGTTGTGGTGAATCAACCATGGGTAGAATTACCTGACAATCCAATGGGTCAACCTGAAATCAAACCAAAAGGTGGTGAAGCATTAAAATTAGCGTCTTCACTTATCTTCTTATTTGGTAATCAGAAAAAATCAGGTATCAACCACATTGATGCAACCAAAGACGGTAGAAAAATTGTTTACGCTGTTAGAACCAAAATTTCAATCCTTAAAAACCACGTTAATGGATTAGGTTACAAAGACGGTAAAGTTATCGTTGTCCATAATGGATATATTGCCGACACCAAAGAAGCTTTGGAGTCGTATAAAAAAGAATATTCAAGTTTTTGGAAAGAAAAATTAGGGTCTAGCGACTTTGATTTAGCGGAATCAACAACTTACGATTTCGAAGAAGAAGATTAATTTTTGTTTAACCCTATAAGAGTGATGATTAATGTCTAATGTATTATTGGTAGATGGTGACAATTTACTTACTATTGGTTTTTTTGGATTAAAAAATCACTTTTATAAGGGGGAACATATTGGTGGGATATATCATTTTATAAACACCTTAAGACGAACAATTGAAATCCATCATTTGGATAAGATTGTCGTTTTTTGGGATGGACAAGATGGTTCTATAACAAGAAAAAGGTTCTACCATCAATACAAAGAGAATAGAAAATCTCGTATCAGGTCTGAAGAAGAATTACATTCTTACGGAAAACAAAGAAACAGAATTAAACAATATCTTGAAGAACTATTTGTTAGACAAGGTGAATATGAATTCTGTGAGTCAGACGATTCAATCGCATATTATGTTCAAAACTCACCAAAAGAAAACAAAATAATTTTTTCTTCAGATGGTGATTTGACTCAATTAGTTTCAGAAAATACCAAACTCTTTAATCCCTCACACAGTAAAATATACCAACCAAATGATATGTTCGTTTATGACCATGAACAAATTCTTATACAGAATATAAAATTGGTCAAGATGATTTGTGGTGACCCATCGGATAATATTGCGGGCATCAAAAATTTAGGTGTCAGGAGATTAATTTCATTAGTTCCTGAAATTAAAACCGAAGAGATTACCGTTGAATTTATTCTTGAAAGATTTAACAATTTATTTGAGGAAGACAACGATAATCGTCTTGTAAAGAATCTTCTGACAGGTGTTACCAAATATGGGATATTAGGTGAGGAATTTTTTGATGTCAATAGTCGTATTGTAAGTCTTGATAATCCTTTCTTAACTGATGAAGCAAGGGAATCTATAACTTCATTAATAAACGATTTGATTGACCCTGAAGGTCGGTCATATAAAAACACCATGAAGATGATGATGGAAGATGGTATATTTTTATTACTTCCAAAATCGGATGATGCGTGGATAAACTTCCTCAATCCATTTTTAAGATTAACAAGAAAAGAAAAGAATAAAAAATTAATTAAAATCAAAAACAATGAGTAATCAAGAAGTAACAAAGTTCGAGTTCCTTTTGACATTAGAAGGAAACATTATCTGTCAGCGCTTCTTCAATGTAAGAGAGCATAACCCAAAGTCGAGACGTTCTATGGATTTACACTATTACGTTAAAAATATTTGTGACGATATTGGTGTAGATTTGAAAACAAAAACATTGGATTATCTACATGAAAATCGTGATTATTTTTACGGTTTGGATAGTGCAGAAACCGATGAACAAAATGAAAAAGAGTACTTTTTGCTCGAGATTAAGATGGGTGACGATGTATTTATTCAAAGGATGTTTTCCGCTAAAGTCTATCACCCAAAGGTTAGATATACGGTAGACATTCGTCCTTATTTAAAGAGATATTTGTCAGATTTAACCGACATTTTATCATCTAGAGATTTGGAAACAACTTATTTAAACTATCAATTATAAAAAAATAAAAAACTATGTCAGAAAAAAATTTTGGTTTTCTCGGAGCGTCATTTCAACAAACGTTAATTAAATCAATTGTAGAGGATAAAAAGTACGGTGAACAGATTATTGATGTAATCGAGAGCAAATATTTTGATAATAGTTCTTTTAGATTTATTACCTCCCATATCAAAGAGTACTATCAGAAATATGGGAAAATTCCTGATTATCAAAGTTTGTGTCAAACTATAATTCTTGAAATGGGTTCACAAGAAACCGCGAGAATACATTTAGATACAATTCACGACATCAAAGAAAATACCGTAGATGACCCAATGGTCAGAGAAGAGGCTTTGAATTTTTGTAAACAACAAAATTTAAAGAAGGAACTTAAAATGGTAACAACCATTATTGAAAATGGTAAATTCCAAGAGTATCATAAGATTGAAGGTATTATTCAAAAGGCACTACAAGTCGGATTACCACCTGAAGAATGTATGGATGTTTTTCACAATATCGACGCCGCTTTAGAAAAAGATAATAGACAACCAATACCAACAGGTATAGAGGGTCTTGACACCGCTTTAAAAGGTGGTTTGGGTATTGGGGAACTTGGTGTTGTATTAGCACCAACAGGTACGGGTAAAACGACCATATTATCATTATTTGCAAATACTGCTTACTTACATGGGTACAATGTTCTTCAAATATTTTTTGAAGACAATCCCGATAACATCAAAAAGAAACATTACACAATTTGGTCAGGAATTGCACCCGATGAACAACCTGAAAATAAAGATTTTGTAAAAGAAAAGATAAACGAGGTTCAAACTCAAAGTAAAGGAACCTTGGATATTTTAAAGTTACCAAGTGATTCAGTTTCAATATCTGAGATTAAATCTCGATTGAGAAAAAGAATTTCAGAAGGTAAAAAGATTGACCTTTTAGTTATTGATTATGTCGACTGTATCAGTCCCGAAAAATCTAATTTCGGTGAAGAATGGAAAGGTGAAGGTTCAGTAATGAGAAGTTTAGAAGCGATGACAAGTGAATTTGGAATTGTTATATGGACGGCTACTCAGGGTAACAGAGAATCTATTTCATCTGAAGTTGTAAACAGTGACCAAATGGGTGGGTCAATTAAAAAAGCGCAAATTGCCCACGTAATTTTATCAATAGGTAAAACCATAGAACAAAAAGAACATAACTTAGCAACCATGACTTTACTTAAGTCAAGAATTGGTCGTGACGGAATTATTTGGCAGAATTGTAAATTTGACAATAGACTGTTAGTCATTGATACTGAGTCTCAAACAACACTCCTTGGTCATAAAGAGGAGAAACAAAAAAACGCTGCTGACAGGGTGAGAGAAGCTTTCACCAAAAGACAGGAAACTTTAAACAGAAATTAATAATTATTATCACCATGACAGAGAAGATTTTGAAAGAAAATCCAGGACGTTTTGTCCTTTTTCCAATCGAACACCACGACATTTGGAAACTTTACAAACAACAAGAAGCATGTTTTTGGACTGCTGAAGAAATTGATTTAGCTCAAGACATTTATGATTGGGAAAACAAACTAAATGAAGATGAACAACATTTTGTTAAAAACGTATTAGCATTTTTCGCCGCTTCGGATGGTATTGTAAATGAAAACATTGCAATGAATTTTGTGAATGCGGTACAATATACGGAAGCTAAAATGTTTTATGGTTTCCAAATCATGATGGAAAATATTCACAGTGAAACTTATTCTTTGTTGATTGATACATATATCAAGGATAAACAAGAACAAGGTAGATTATTTAATGCAATTGACACAATCCCTGCTGTTAAGAAAAAGGCGGAATGGGCGTTAAAGTATATTGAAAAGGGTACCTTCGTTGAAAGACTTATTGCCTTTGCTGCTGTTGAGGGTATTTTCTTTTCTGGCTCATTCTGTTCTATTTTCTGGCTCAAAAAACGTGGTTTAATGCCGGGTTTAACCTTTTCAAATGAGCTTATTTCAAGAGATGAAGGAATGCACTGTGACTTTGCTTGTCATTTGTTTAATCACCATATTGAAAATAAATTAAGTGAGAAGAGAATTAAAGACATTATCTGTGGAGCTTTAGAGATTGAAAAAGAATTTATTTTAGAGGCACTACCTGTTAAACTAATTGGTATGAATTCAGATTTGATGTCTCAATATTTGGAATTTGTGACCGATAGACTATTAATGTCATTAAATTGTTCAAAGGTCTACAATGTTGAAAATCCATTTGATTTCATGCAAAATATTGCTCTTCAAGGTAAGACTAATTTCTTTGAAAAAAGAGTTGCTGAATATCAAAAAGCTGGTGTGAATAATAACGTTTCCATTGAAGATATGGATACATCATTTGAAGATATAGATTTTTAATTAGATTATGAAAGTAAAAAAGAGAGATGGCTCATTGGAAGAAATGAGATATGACAAAATCACCAGAAGAATACAATATTTCTGTGATGATTTGAATTTAGAATACATTGACCCAACATTAGTGACTCTTAAAGTTACTCAAGGGATTTACGATGGTATATCTACAACTGAGTTGGACACATTAGCAGCCGAGACGGCTGCGTCTATGGTAACAACACATTCAGACTATGCTAAATTAGCTGGAAGATTGGCGGTGTCAAATCTACATAAAACGACACCAAAAAAGTTTTCCCAATGTATTAAAGAACTTCACTCATTTATTGAACCAAGAACAGGAAAAGATTCATCTTTAATATCAGATGAGGTTTATCAATTTGTGATTCAAAACAAAGAATCTTTAGATGGTGCGATTGTTCAAGAGAGAGATTTTGATTTTGATTATTTTGGATTTAAAACTCTTGAACGTTCTTACCTTTTGAAAATCGGAAGAAGAATCGTTGAAAGACCTCAATATATGTACATGAGAGTTGCTGTTGGTATTTGTAATGGTGACTTAGAAACTGCTTTGAGAATTTATGACGATTTATCACAACATTTTTACACTCACGCAACTCCAACTTTGTTTAATGCCGGTACTCGTAGACCACAAATGTCTTCTTGTTTCTTAATTGGTAATAAAGGTGATGACATTGATGGTTTGTTTGACACAATTAAAGATGTTGCTAAAATTTCAAAATGGGCTGGTGGTATCGGACTACATGTTCATGATGTTAGAGCCAAGGGTTCATATATTAAAGGAACAGGTGGTGAATCAGACGGACTACTCCCGATGATGAAAACATACAATGAAGTCGCTCGTTGGATTAATCAGGGTGGTAAAAGAAAAGGTTCTTTCGCGATTTATCTTGAGCCATGGCACGCAGATGTTTTTGAATTTATTGATTTGAGAAAAAATCACGGTAAAGAAGAATTAAGGGCTCGTGATTTATTCTTAGCGATGTGGACACCCAATCTTTTTATGAAAAGAGTTGAGGAAGACGGGGAGTGGTCACTATTTTCACCTGATGAAGCTCCTGGTTTGTCAGACGCTTATGATGACCCATTTTCTTTTACTCAAGAATTCACAGAATTGTACGAAAGGTATGAGAAAGAGGGTCGAGCAAGAAAAGTTGTTAAAGCGAGAAAATTAATGGACGCAATTTTAACGGCACAAATTGAGACCGGTACCCCATACATGTTGTACAAGGATGCTGCTAATTACAAATCAAACCAAAAGAACTTAGGTACAATTAAATCATCTAATTTGTGTACCGAGATTATTGAGTACTCAAGCCCAACAGAACAAGCGGTTTGTAATTTAGCGTCAATCGCATTACCAAAATACATCATTAATAAAGAATTTAATCATGAACTACTTTATGATAATGTATATCAAGTTGTGAAAAACCTAAACAACGTTATTGATTTGAATTTTTACCCTACTGAGGAAACAAAACTTTCAAACATGAAACATAGACCAGTTGGTTTAGGTGTACAAGGATTGGCGGATGTGTTTTGTATGTTAAAATTACCTTTTGAAAGTGAGGATTCGGACAAATTACAAGTAGAAATATTTGAAACAATTTATTTCGCGGCTCTCACATCGTCTAAAGACTTGGCTGTTGAAAACGGGGCGTACTCTTCATTTGAAGGTTCTCCGTTATCTAAAGGTCAATTTCAATACGAGTTATGGGGTAAAACAGACAAGGACACAAGTGGAAGATGGGATTGGAAGTCACTAAGAAAAGATGTTGTTAAACATGGTGTAAGAAACTCTCTATTAGTTGCTCCTATGCCAACAGCATCTACCGCACAAATTCTTGGTAATAATGAAGCATTTGAACCATTTACATCTAACCTTTACTCAAGAAGAACATTAGGAGGTGAATTTATTGTAATCAATAAACATCTCGTAAATGAATTACTTGAAAGAGGATTGTGGTCTGACGAATTAAAGAAAAAACTAATCATGGAAAATGGTTCTGTTCAAAACATTCCTGAGGTACCTGTTGATGTGAAAGAAGTTTACAAAACAGTTTGGGAAATGTCTCAAAAAAGAATCTTAACCATGGCGGCAAACAGGTCAATTTACATTGACCAATCACAGTCTTTAAATTTATTTATTGACAACGCAAACAAAACCAAAGTTTTAGCCGCACATCTTTATGGATGGAAACTTGGTTTAAAAACGGGTATGTATTATTTACGAACCAGAGCTGCTGTTGACCCATTAAAGGGTTTAGGAATCGACACCTCAACAGCAAAACCCACAGTTGAAGCTAAAGAAGTACAAAATACTTCATACAACCAAAATAATCAAAAAGAAGAAGAAGTCGTGGAGATGTCAATACCATCAAGACCAACAGATTCTCCTTTTGAATGTGAAGGTTGTGGCTCGTAACTGTAGGTGGCTCCATTGATATTTTATAATTAACCATACATCTACTTTGTTTGATTATACAGGAGCAAAAAAATCAAACAATATATAATCCGACCGAAACCCCTGAGAGAGAGATTCGTGCAAACTTGATTCACTTGTTATTAACAAGAAAGGGTTCAAGATATTATTTACCTGATTTTGGGACTAGATTATATGAATTTATTTTTGAACCAAATGACGCTGTAACATGGGGTCAGATAGAAGATGAAATAAGAACTGCGGTGAAATTATACATACCTAATTTAGAAATAAAATCAATTAGAGTTACACCCGCTGACCAAGACCCTGAAGAATCTATGAGCCCACAAGAAGATGAGGACTCAAGATTGTTTAGAGTTTCTGATTATTCAACCAAACCATATACCGCAAAAGTTCGAATTGACTATGACATAAATAACGAACCTTTTGTTTCGTCCGATTTTATAATTATTAACATATAATATGGCTAAAAAAATATCATACGCCGTCAGAGACTTTGCGAGTTTAAGACAGGAACTAGTTAATCTCACAAGGGAATATTATCCCGATTTGATTAAGAATACAAATGACGCATCAATTTATTCTGTTTTATTGGATTTAAATGCCGCTGTGACAGACAATTTACATTTTCACATTGATAGGGTTTGGCAAGAGACAATGCTAGATTTTGCACAACAAAGACAATCATTGTATCATATTGCCAAAACATATGGTATGAGAATACCAGGTAATAGACCATCGGTTTCTTTGTGTGATTTTACAATACAAGTACCTGTTAGAGGAGATAAAGAAGATGAGCGTTATTTGGGGACTATAAAATCAGGTGCACAAGTATCGGGTGGGGGACAAGTTTTTGAAACCATCGACGATATTGATTTCTCAAATCCCTTCAATAAAAGAGGTGAACCAAACAGATTAAAAATCCCAAATTTTGATGGTAATAATAGACTCATATCATACTCAATTGTAAAAAGAGAAGCTGTTGTAAATGGTGTAACAAGAATATATAGAAAAGTTATAACAGAAGTTGACCAAAAACCTTTCTTAAAAATATTCTTACCTGAACAAAACATATTAGGGGTGAGTGGAGTAATTCATAAAGAGGGAACAAACTTTGTAAATAATCCAACTAACTCTGAATTTTTAAGTTCTGAAAATAAATGGTACGAAGTAAAATCATTAATACAAGATAAAGTATTTGTGCCCGACCCAACATCGGCATCTGATAGTGATAATTTCATATCGGGAACATACGTTCCAGTTACAAATAAATTTATTACAGAATATACTCCCGAAAATTATTTTTCGGTAACATTTGGTTCTGGTAATGTTAATCCATTGGATAATTTGGACAACTATAACCAAGGTACTTTAAGAGTAAGTCTTGGAACGTATTTGAATAACCTATCATTAGGTGCTTTACCGAAATCAAATACAACGTTATTCATAAAATATAGAATTGGAGGAGGTAAGGATAGTAATCTCGGTATTGATATTATTACAAGTGTAGATAATGTTGAATTTTCTATTAATGGACCTAACTCATCAACGAACACTCAAGTACAAAATTCTTTAACCGTAACCAACGTAACACCAGCTGTTGGAGGTGCGGACCAACCCACAATTGAAGAAGTTAGAAACATGATAGCATATAACTTCTCTGCACAAAATAGGGCGGTAACTCTTAATGATTATAAATCTTTAATTGAGACAATGCCATCAACATATGGGGCTCCCGCTAAGGTAAACGTGATGGAAGAAGACAATAAAATAAAAATTAAATTATTGTCATATGATGAGAATGGTAATCTTATTGATACTGTTTCAAACACATTAAAAAACAACATTTTATCTTACTTAGCCGAGTACCGAATGGTTAATGACTTTTTAGAAGTTCAAAGCGGTGAAGTGGTTGATTTCACACTAGAGATTGACGTTGTTATTGATAAAAATGGTAACCAAACAGAGATTGTTAAAACTATTATCGAGGATACTGTTAGTTATTTTTCAATTGAAAAAAGAAAAATGGGTGACCCATTATTTGTTGGTGATTTATATAAAACAATAGGTGAAGTAAATGGAGTGGTAAACGCTATGAAATCTAACCAAATATATCAAATAAGATTTCCTCAGAAAGATATAAAAGTTAGAGTAAAAACATTAGGAACGACTACATTCTAATTTAATTTTTATTTATTTTTCTGGAAATCCATAATTTTCTATTTATAGAATAATGCAGAAACACAGAATTTCCACAAATATAGGTAAAGACCAAAAAGTTGTTGTCGAATTAAAAAACGACTTTGACTTATTGGAAATATTATCCCTTAAATTCACACAGACGGAGGTATACTCCTCAATGTGTGCGGACTATGGTGTTGTTTGTGGAAGAATCTTTGTAAACAATGGATTCGGTGTTCCAAATGCTAGAGTTTCTATTTTCATTCCAATATCCGAAGAAGATTCAAACGACCCCGTAATTTCTGAGTTATATCCATTTACCACGGTAGATAGTAAAAATGATGAAGGATATAGATATAATCTTTTACCAAGTCGAAAACAACACGGTGGACACGAACCAACCGGTACATTCCCTGACCAAAAAGATATTTTAACGAGAGAAGAGGTTCTTGAGGTTTATGAAAAATATTACAAATACACTGTAAAAACAAACGATGCTGGTGACTTCATGATTTGGGGTGTTCCTGTAGGGACACAAACAATTCATGTTGATGTAGATTTATCTGATATTGGGTGTTTTTCACTTAGACCTGACGATTTTATTAGACAAGGTTTAGGTGTTGACAAATTCAAAAATACATATTCGTACAAAGCGTCAAATGATTTAGACACTTTACCTCAAATAGTTTCTTTTAATCAAACTATAGAAGTTTATCCTTTTTGGGGTAACGAAGATTTATGTGAAATTGGATTAACCAGAACTGATTTTGATTTATCAAGTAAAGGGGTTAAAGTAGAGCCAAAAGCGTATCTATTAGGTTCAATATATTCGGATAAAGGTAAAAATACAATAAATAAAAATTGTAGACCAAGAGGTGAGATGGGTCGAAAATGTGATTTAACCACATTTGATGCTGTTATTGAAATAATAAGGTTTACACCAAATAAAGACAGTAGTGGTCGACCAATACTTGAGAGATACGAAATACAAGAAGATATCGAGGACGATGGTTCATTTGTGGTCCCATTACCCATGAACATGGATTTTGTGTACACAAATGAATTTGGTGAAAATGAAACAACAAATGACCCTAACAAAGGAATACCAACATCGGCTTGTTATAGATTCAGAATATCAGGTAAAAATGAAACTTTAGGTAGGGTTAGATATGTTGCTAGTTATTTGATACCAAACATTAGGGAGTACAATTCCGACGTTGATGGTTCATATGCGTTTTCATTAAATTGGGACGACTACCCAACTTCAGCCACAAGTTCATCAGTAATATTCAATCAGACTTATGGAAGTTATTATCCTGAGGATTATTTCTATAGATTTACATATAACAAAGTCTACACTGTAACATCTTACATGGGTGGGCATTTTAAAGGTGGTAAAGACAACTTTTTAGGTATAAAAGATATTGCACCAAAAGCGGAAGAAGATTGCGAATCAAGTGTTGTCACCCCACCAATAAATTATGCGTGGAGAAAGTTTAGTTTTGCAATTCTTTTGGCGATTATTATTAATGCGTTCGAAAGAGTCATATATACCGCCTTTGTTGGTGCTGTTCAAATTATCATTGCTCCATTTCAATTAATTTATGAAAAAGTTAGAATTGGTCCTTGGAATATTTTAGGATGGACTTTTTATTGGGCACCTTTTGACGGGTGGGATGAATCAATTATTGAACCATTACAAGCATTGGGAACAGTAAGATTAAGTTTAACAATATATCCCGAATGTGAATCTTGTGATGAAATTCAAGTTTTTACGGAAGATTCGTCGACTGACACCGACCCTTCTAACATATATCAAAAAGTCGCTAGTGGTACCGCGGTTCGAGACAAACTTACTTTTTTGGTTAATTGTACAACATACACTTTACCACCACCAACTACTGGCACAACCACCTATACTTGGAGAGATTGTACTAATAACTCAATTCAATCCCAATCAATACCATTTAGTGGGTCATCAGTTACAGGTGTTTGCGCTAGAGATGGTTCTATGTCCTACGCTGGTGGAGATGGTGTACCCGTGGTAACAGGAACCTGTGATTCCACGGTGACAGATATTTTTATATGTGACTATGACCCAACTGAAAGAGAATATTTTTTAAGTGAATCACCCTCAAGTGGTTTAACATCTTATTATTATACGGGTTACACGTATGGACAATCATTATCAACAATTATAAACAATATAATAGTAAATCCTAATAGAAATTATTACATAAGGGTTACTTCTTATCTAGCTCATTCAGGTGCACAAACGGCCGATATTACAGCATTAAGTGGATTAACAACAGGAAATAGTTATACTTTTCTTTACAGAAACTATACTTGTGGTTCAACAACAGGTGTTTTAGGTAGAGATTTAGCGTCCGCAAATTCGTGGTTACAATGGAACGACCCAACAATCCCAAAAGATTATGTTTGGTCGGGATTCACTTACGAAATATACGATTCAAATTACCCGATAACCGGTTCAACAACAAGCTCGTTTGATTCCACATCTTTACCCGAAGGGTGTTTATCTCAAAATACAATATATGACGATAGTGGTATTGTAAAAATAAGTTACTGTGCAAGCGGTACTACTGCCGATTATAGTGGAACAACGGCAAACCCTGGTACAAATTGTAATAATTTAAACTTAATGGTAGTTGGACAAGCAGCAGCTAATGACTTGTCCAAAAACCCTTGTTCGATAAAATGTGACACGAGAAGTGGTTTTTCTGAATTTAGATTTGGTGTTTACACAGTAATTCCCGCGGCTCATACAGACAATAGAGATGTACAATTTAAATTAATCAGAGAATATGCAAGAAGAAAATTGGTAAATAAAGTTTTCTGCGAAGGTATTGCTAATTATTCCTTTTTTGACAACTGGTTAGCGGGTTCTCTTTATATGTTCCCTTTCAAAGCTAGAGTGAGATGGGACAATGAAGAAACTTTAGATTTGAACGTCAGAGGGACCAATTACTGTCAAAATTTACTATATTATAAAGTTTCAGAAAAAACATCAAATGACGCAGTAAAAAAATTTTATTACAGGTCCACAAAATGGAACGGCTCGATTTTCCAAAAAACGGCATCAGGTTCTGAATTCAGTACCCTAAGACACCCAACAACAATAATGGATTTAGGTCCAAGAGATGAATTTATTAAAGAAATTTGTGTAGACCCAACATTAGACCCAAATTGCTCTATTGTTAGAAGTATAGGTTCAACATCGTATCAAAATTTTAAAGAAATGTTGGGTCTTTACATTAATTACAGACTTGACACAAACGCCAATTATAATTATAAAGATTTTTTCTCTAATAATGGATACACTTCATACTACCCGTTTAACACTAATAAAGAAATATTAAATGGTGTCCTGTAATTCTTGACCCTGATGATTATGTTCAATTATTTAAATCACAATCCGGAACAACGAATGGACCAATGCCGATAAATTTTGTTTTAGACGATGACGGTTATAGGGTTAGAGTTTGTCTAAATGAACCAGGTAGGTTAACAGAATCGTCACAAATTGTTCCATTTTTTTATTGGGATAAGGACGGACAAGGTTTTGGTGAAGGATATGGACAATCTTGGGATTATGCCACTGTTGTTTCTCAGAGATTACAAGGAATGACGTATAATTATGCGTTTACGGGTGATTCAACATATAATTATGTTTTATTTCCGATGACAAAAACATATTCGGGAGATACATTCACAATCGCAGGTGCTGATGTTAACGATGGTTCGTTTGATGTTGAAGATACAAACGACGTGCATCTAAACTACAACAATCAAGAGGAAGGGTTTACTGTTTTACATATAACATCAGGAACCACTTTATCACCGGATGCAGGTACTTTGTGGATTAGAGTTGGAGAGGTGGGGGGATGGGCTTCAAAACCGTGGAATAATGATGTTGATTTTATATTAAAACCAACACAAGTAAATTATACTGGTAATAAACAAATATTATCAACACCATTCTTATTTTATTTTGGATTAAGACCAGGCGCAACTGCGGTTGATAAATTTATAAAATTATTTGGACCAAAAGGTGCGTTCCCATCTCAAGAATAATGGATAAAAAAAGGATTATATTACCATCTAAAAAATTTTTTGGTTCAATCAATGAAGACCAAACAATTCGTGTTGGGTTAGAGGAAACTGAGAATCTTTTAAGAGAAGGTGACAGAACAATTATTCTAAGTAACGCGGAGCTCTTTAATAAAGAAAGGAACGAAAGTAATAGCTATAAAATTCATGGTAAACTAAAAATGGTTTTTAGAAATCTTTATAGTGGTTCATCTGAATATAATCCATTATTAAAAAGACTGTATTTGGTTGGTGACGGTGGTAATAATGATTTTACAGGTTTCATACCCTACCAAGAATTTGCTTTTTTAAGAAAAGATGTGGTAAGACAAATAAACACTATACAAACTATTTCATCATTAACAACGTACAGTCCCATTTTTGCTTATTCAGGAGAAACTGAACACACCTCAATATCGTCCATACAAGCACCATATCACAATTGGAACATATACCTTTCATATGTTTATGGTCAAGACAGTGCTTATCCGATGAAATATTCATTAAGTGGTGGAACTTATTTTAGTTTTACATCAGGCGATGGAATACCTTTTAGGGTTGAAAGCAATGGTAACACATACAAGTTAACAAGTCCTGTAGAACACGGAATGTTATCGGGTGAATTTATTACACTAAGCGGAGGTAGTTTTAATAACGCGGTAAATGTCACGGGTAAAACATTCACAATTATAAGTGTTGGTGACTCAATATATAATTCTGAAAAATATGTTTTAGAAATATCTAAATCCGAATTACCCTCTGGTTCAACACTTTCAACAGTTGTTTTTGGTAAACGATGTCTTGACAGAAATGACATAACAGGTTCCACATCTAATTATTACGTTCACAAACACAAAACACTAACAGAAAGGGAAGATTATATATTAGACAAAATTGGATTTGAGTCATCTATTTGGGAAAACGAAAGAAAATTACTTTTAGAAAATAGTGCTGGTGTTTCTGATGTTTTGGTTGAAAGGAATATGATGGAATCATTAATTTATGATTTCAAAGAACCATTTGTTCTTACGGGATTAACTAATAATTTAGGTTATTTACCAACTGAAGTTTATGTAAGTACCATTTTGGCCAATAGAAACGGTTATTTTGAATACCCACCTAAAGTTGGTTGGAAATTCAATTTTCATGATACATGGGTTGACGAACATTTTAATGGTACAGGAACTACTGAAACGTCCATATTAACAAGTGGTTTCTCGAGAACGATTAGTGCAACAACCTATAATTTTACAACAGGTGTAGATTTACCTGTTGGTACAGTTTTACATGGTGCCTTTGTTGAATACAATCGTTCAGAATTAAAAGAAAGAATTATAAGTGAATCATATCACAGATTCTCTAATCCTTTATTTGTTTTTGATTATGGACAAACGGGTACAACTGTAACCTTTTCAGGTGGTTCAATGACAAACATGTATGGTCTTTATTATCAACCACACCATAGAGTAAAACTAAGACAATTGTCACCATATATTGAAACTTCAACAACAAATCAAGTATACGGATTACCACAGAATTCAAAATATTTTGAAGACGAGGCGTTATGGAAATGGAGAGATTTATACGACCATGGATTTATTGACCCTGATGGTTTCGGTACCAACTTTCCTTTTATTAATAATATACATTATGTAAAAAGTGATATTGATTTTTATTTACGAAACGAAAATATCTACAGGAATAAACAAGATAAAGTTAAGAACGTAAACAAGTTTAAATGTTAATATGAAAATTCTTGCTAAAAATAATGACCAAACAATTATAATTCCATCAAACCAAATGTTTAAAACAGATTTGGGTTGGACTGATAATGCTGAGCAGATGGAGCAAGAGATTTTATATGAAATCATCAACCCAACTGAAAATTATGAAACTGTAAGATACATACATACCGCATATGACCAAGTTTCACCGGTAACTGATAATACTTTTAACCAAACGGACATATGGTATAATTTTTATTTTTTGAATAGTTTTGGTAATTACTCACAAAATTATGAAGACGTTGGAATAACAATGGAAGAAAATTCTAAAATGTTAAAACAGTCAACAGAAAGTTTTTTCAGATTAGAGTTTTACAAAACTAATAATGACGCATCACCAAATCAAACGAATAGAAGATTGGTTTTTGCAAAGAATTTATCACTCCCTCTTGGTGAAAGAATATATTATACAGGCACACCGTCGGGAGCTACGTTACCTCTAAACGATTTTGTTTATGTCCCTGTTTTCACTGGTTCAAACTACAGAAATACGGAAAATATGTACTTTTTTTGGTTTGCGGATGATTCACCATTTGATGAAACAAATATTACGGGAAATACATTTTATATGACCGCCAAGTACTATAATGCAAAAGACGGAAGTGTTATTGATTTTGTAAATAAATCAAAAAATGTAAATGCAACAACACCGTATGCTGAAGAAGAAGATGTCTACTATAAAGTAATTATAGATAGAACAAATTATTCATACATAGTTTATGCGTATAATGGTTCATTAGGTACAAGAAAAGGAATAGTAACCGCACCAATAAATTTTTATGAAAGAAAACAATAATGGATATTAAATCACCAACAAAATACGAAATACTTAGGAAAAATATTCCTAATGTTAAATTGTATTCAAACGATGGTCCATATTGGTACAATAGTTTGGGTAGTTTAATATCGTGGTCGGAGTCTCAATATCTTGACCCTTTAGATGGTTTTATAGTGTATAACGTCACTGGTGGTACTGTTAGTAATGGATACTACATGTGGACGGGAACCACCATACCAACCAACTCTTACGGAGACGCTGGTTGTGATTTAACTTTAGAACTATATGGTTGGAACAATATTACAAAAGGGGAGGCGTATGGTGAACACATGTTACCGATATTTTTAGAAACACACGTTGACGAAATGGGTGTAATGGTTGGTTTTGATGGGGAACTTGAACAAGTTGAACAAATTTGTAACTTTTCTTATACTCAGACCGGTAACACAGTTCAGGTTTACAATACGGTGGACACGAGTAAAGTTTCTGAAATACATTTTATCGATTTTACTGTCAGTTGGGGAGACGGGACTACAAGTATTCTATCAACAACTGGAATTACCGCAACAAAAACATATTCATCCACCGGCGAAACAACCATATCAATTTCAATCAACACACCATGGAGTCAGTTTGAAACTAAAAAGAAAGTACAAGTACCTTCAAATACCACTGTCTCTAACCCATTAGGGACATTCTCCGGGTTCACAATACCATACACCAACATATCGGGTCAAAGTCAAAATTATCTAAACGATTTAGACTATAATGGAACCAACACAGGTTATACCACATTTACATATGCTGCAATTGGTAAAAGTAAAATTAGCGAATTAAAATTATACGGTTCAAATACATACTCAGGTGTAACTACAGGAGTAACAAATGGTGTGGCTTACAGTGCATACACAATTGATAATTTGTATTATCAAGATTTTGAGGATGGAATCACTACAATTACTGGTACAACATCAGGATTTACAAAAGAAGAAGTCATCAATAAGGTTATTACAAGAAATGAACATTTCTTAGGATTTATTGATGAACCAGTAATCTATTCTGACATTTTTGTTGAAAGAGGAAAACAAGGTGTAATGGAAAAAACATTACGATTATCTGAAATTGACAACACAGGTGAATTATCAATTTATGGAAACGGATATTTTAATATTAGAAAACAATAATTTTCATATTTATTATAAAAAAACATGGCAGTAGGTAGTTACGGTATAATTAGACCATCAGATGTGTCACCCGAAGACGTTGAAATTTATTTTCATTACGTTGCGGATAGAAATAGCACTTCGACTGTTACTCTTAAGAAATTAAGTTCAGCTGAAGTATTAACCCCTGTTTATCATAATTCGAACACCACGGATGATACTTCAGCACCTAATGTTGAAATCTTAGGTGGATTGTACAACTTAAAATTAACCGCATCCGATTTTGCGGATTTAGGTGTATACACACTCCATATAAGACCAAAACAAATAAGAACTTCAATTACTGATTGTGGAATTTTAGCGTCTCTACCTTCAGTTAGAGGATTGGTCATTGACTTATCCAATGTTCCTGCTGATGATAGAAATAAATTTACACCACAAGGACTTGTTGGATATAGAATTGAGTACATTAATTCATCTGACAATAAAAAAATTCCAAATTTTTATAGAATCGTAACATCTTCGTTCTACTGTACACCAATTGTTTCAAATTTAACAAGTACATCACAAAAAGCTATCAGATATCAGTATAGTGAACAGGCAACCAATTTGATGTTTTTAACAGTAACACCATCTTCAGCACCAACAAATAAACCAAATACGGTTCCATTTATTGGTGTACCATCACAAAAAATCATATTAACAAACACATATTTAAATCCCACCACAATTGAGGTAGAAATGGTTGAACATGATGCTTCAACATTGGCACATGCTCTTTATGGTAATCAAAGTAAAGCGGTTTCACAAGGTATCTATACCATCTATGACAATAATAATAACATCTATAGACAATACAATCTTTACGAAGTTAAAGACGAATTTAATGAAACATTATATGAGATTCGTGAAGAAAGAAATGACGTAGACGAAACCTTAAACTTTGATACTATAACAGAATAATGGCAAGGAGAAAAGTACCGAGTCAAGCGTCAAGCGGAGCGGAAACATTTAATGATTTCTTAGTTGGTAGACAGATAACTGATGGTTCATCTGCACTAACCAACACCGTATTTGCGCTTGATAAGTCTATCCCTGACAAAGATTCTAAAAATTTTACGAGTAACCCATTCTCTCAATTTTTAACATTAGATACGTTAAAAGAGGTTGAGGGTATTCAAACAACATCAGCAACACCAAGAAAAAAGAGAACTGACGAAGTAAGGTTTAAGGGCAACAAAAAATATGCCGATAAATCTTTATTTGGTTCGTTAACAAGTAGAATTTTAGTTTCATTAACTAGAATTATAAACAAGTTTCCGGGTGGAATTTCAATCTTATCGGACAGTCCTATAGGTGTTTCTAATTACAGTGCTAGTGGAATAACATATAACGATAGCACCAATACCACAACTTTTTACATCGAAAGAAGTAAAATATTCAATCCTTTTGATTTAGTTTTTGTTGAGCCTAATTCAGTAGTTAAACCAGAAACTGAAAACGAATTAAGAAATTTTTATTCGTCTTATACAAAATATGTTGTTGTTACAAATAACACACCATATCCAATTTTAGAATACAGCGAACCGAATACAAACAATAGAATTTACTTAAAGGTATATGGACAACCATTTACTGGTTCAACATATTCAGAAAATTTATTGATAAGACCAAACGATGGTTTAGTTGAAGAATTTTTCGAAGGGTTAGACGATTTAGAGGAATCACTTTTAAATAGAGAAACAAATCCAATTTATACTTCATCATTTAAAGTACCGAGAGATGTTCAAGACAATTCAAAAACATCTTTGGTTGATGTTGTAATAACTTGGCCAATATCTAATGATGGTTATAACATACAAATAACCGGTTTTGATTACGATTTATATGTTGGTAAATTAAAAGATATTGCTGATGAGATAGATGTGTATAAATCTAATCTAATGGTTAGATTTTTAGCCGCACCACAGTTATTTGAATTTGACACCGAAGATAAAAGAGCTGAAAGTGTATTTCAATTATATGGTCAAAGCTTTGATAGTGTAAAGAAATACATAGACAACATAGCTTATATGAGAAACGTAAGTTATGATGGAATTAATAATTTACCTGATGTACTTTTAAAAAACTTAGCAGAAAATTTAGGTTTATCAACATTAAATTTATTCGATGAAAATAGTCTAAATGATGTTTTATATTCAAGATTACAATCAAATTATGACGGAGTATCAACCGGTACGAATTTAATTGAAGCTGAGTATGAGTTTTATCGAAGATTACTTATAAATCTTGCTCACATTTATAAATCAAAAGGAACAAAATCCTCTATTGATTTCTTTTTAAAATTTTTGGGGGCACCCGAGCCTTTGATTAGGATTGATGAATACATTTATAAAGTAACGTCAATTCCATCTAGTTTTAATTTACAACAAGACATATACGATGCGATTCAAGGTAACAAAAGATATTCTTACGCCACCTTTGATAGTACAGGTTTCACATATTCTAAAGTTTACTACTCAGCGTCAACAACATTTGACAGAGAGGGTTACCCTGTAGACGAAAAAACTGGACTACCAAGAAGAGCATATAACGAAACTGAAAACATATTCTTTGGTAAAGGTTCAGGATGGTACGATATTACATTATCACACCGTACTCCACTCGTTTTAGACAGTAGTAACTCAATACTAACGGGTAACACCAAAACAATTAAAACAAAGAATAAAAACTACACATACGGAGAAGAATACTTTGATTTATATAGAACATTACCAGGTTTAGATACCGGTTATGAATTGGTTTCCGCGGTCGATAATAAAGACGGAAAACCAATTGAGGATGATTATTTATTAATTTTAAATAGAAAAAACATTGGAATTTATATCTCACCATCACGAGGTATAGATTATGATATCTTTAGACAAAGTAGAGAATTATTAATAAGTTTTGGTACAAATACTTTATTACCCCAAACAGGTAAAACTTTTGCTGAATTTTTAGACACCTTTATTCATGGACTTGTAACAAATTCTAACAAAATTCGTTACAAAAAAAATTATATTCAATTAGAAGATGTCTATAGAGATTATATATCACAAACAACAGGTTTTACACCATATAATCAAATAAATGTTATTGAATTTGTTAATAAATTATCACCTTATTGGCCACAATTAGTTGAACAATTAGTACCATCAACCACTCAATGGACCGGCGGTAATTTAATAGAAAATAACGTGTTTGGTAGACCAAAATATCAATATAGATATGATTGTCAACCATTAGAATTTATTGAGGAACTATACCCTGATTTTGAAAATGTAATTGAGGAAGATTTAGAAAATATTTTAGGTGAAGAAAATAATTTTAGAGGTTTAATAAACCTTACAGGTGTTACTTACTATCCTGTAATTGAAATTGATGGAACAGTTTATGGTGGGGCCGACTACACGGGTCTAACATCCTCTATGTATGTGATTGTTAGTGGAACAAGTAACACTTCAAACAGTGCAAAATTATTTGATGCACAACCATTTACAGGATGTACAAGTGGGGTCACCAGTGGTGATACGGTAAATCTTTCCTTAATATGTGATTATAAAGATTATCTTGAACCTGATGTTACTAAAATTAAAGAACTATGGTTATCGGCGTTATCTGTATTGATTGATGACGTAACTATTACAAGAAATAGTGCAGGGTATGAACCCTATTCTGCTTTCACGGGAACCACAGGCCAAACATATTTTTCAGAAACAATACCATTAATAAAATACACAACATACACTGATGAAAATGGTGTTGAAAAAGTTAAGTTTTCATCCGTAAAATTAGGTCCAAACGAATGTTCAGTGGTCGACTATTTTGATTATCGATTTGATGCCGATTACAAAATCACAAAAAATACAAATGGAATCAGTGTTAAAGTTTATACTGATAATACCGTTTATTGCGACTCAAACAGTGGATGTACATTAGTGAGTGATGTGTTTTTTGAAGTAATTGGATACAAAACAGGTATCCAACAAGGTTCAACATGGCCATTTAACATTTATGCTAATTGTGTAAGTGGAACAAATGAAAATGCGGATGTTTACATTCAAAAAGTTAGTGATTGTGTATATAAATTAACTGGTTTTTCAGAAAATGATGTAATAGATTTTAATATTGTAGATGCAGCAAATAAAGAAGTAAAATTCAAAATTGAAGGTCTACAACCCAAAATTGAACATGACCCATGTCCAACACCATCAGGAAAAAGTCACGTAGAATTATTTAGTATTGTTGGTTACCAAGGAACAATATCATCCCCAATTTCAGTTGTTTCAGGTGCAACATATTGTGACAATTACACAGGTTACACAATACAACCAAAAGTTGAATACAAATCAAACTTTAACTATGGTTTAAAATGTGACTCTATAGTTTTAGTAGTTGATAGCGGATTAACCATTGACAACCAAACTACAGATGACAATATTGAAAGTTATATTAGTGGTGGTACGATAAGTGGTAAAAGTGTTTGTGATTTAAATGTTGGGGAATATGTTTTATCTGCATCTTACAAACAATGTACAGAATATAGTCACCAACAAATTGTGAATGGACCTGTATCAGGGTATTCATTTACGTACAACTATCAAAAACTTGAAATTACAGACATTGAATGTTTAGCATCAATCAAGAAAAGTATCATTACAGGATTAACCCAAAATAATACTTATGAAGTTTTTGAAGTTTTACCAACAACACAACTAAGAGTTTATACAAATAGAATCATTGAAAATTTTGGAACACCTACAAATAGTGTTTACTTTTTTGACGATAGGTTCCCAGAGGAATTACAAAAAAAACCAACAGATTTTATTGAACCTTGTTGTGACCATCCGAAAGAATTATATAACCATGGGGATTATTTAATAAACAAATATGGTAAAACCATAGAAGTAATTGATGTCGACTTAAATTATTGCGATACAGGATTATACTTCAATCTAAATTTTGAATTAGACAATACACCACTAACTGATGAATTTGTTGTTGTTTTCAATGGAAATAACAGCGACCAAATTCTGATGAAACACAAATACGATAAACATCCAAATATTGGATTCAACCTCGGTCAATATTATATCGATGCCAACCATTGTCCTACAGAACCAACTAATGAGGAATTAAGTAGTTCCATTTTTGATTGTCCATGATAAAAACTGTAAAAATAGACGTTGACAATACCCGAATAAATGAGTATATTTTTATAATAAAAATAGATATAGATAAGACTGTAGATTTAAATGGCATTAATAAAAATAAACACAGGTAATTTTGATGGTGAAATTGGTGTTATCACATTTTATCCTTGTACTGGCGGTACCTTGAATTTAGGTACTGTCGTGATGCCATATTATTACGACACAAACTACTACTTAGGTACTTACTCAGTTTATTTTCCGTCACTTGATAAAACTTGTGTGGCTGAGATTCCTTGCCCTACACCTTCACCTACACCTTCACCAACACTTACACCATCATTAACACCAACACCAACAACCTTTACTTCAAATACCCCAACCCCAACAGTTACCAAAACCCCTACTGTTACACCTACGGTTACAAAAACACCTACTGTTACCCCAACCAATACTATCACTCCAACAAATACTCCTACGAATACCGTAACTCCGACTAATACTCCAACAAACGAGCCTACAGTTACCCCAACTGAAACTCCTACAGTTACTCCAACTAACACAGTAACTCCAACCAATACCCCAACAAATACCCCAACGGTTACCCCAACTGAAACTCCTACAGTTACCCCAACTAACACAGTAACTCCAACCGAATCACCAGCCAACACACCTACTGTAACTCCTACGAATACAGTTACACCAACCGAGACACCAACTGTTACTCCGACCGAAACTCCAACTGTAACCCCAACAAATACGGTAACCCCAACCAATACACCAACTGAAACACCTACCAACACCCCAACAAATACAGTTACCCCTACCGAAACTCCAACTGTAACTCCAACAAATACGGTAACCCCTACCGAAACACCTACCAATACACCAACTCATACAGTAACCCCTACCGAAACACCAACCAATACCCCAACTAATACACCGACTGAAACACCCACTAACACCCCAACAAATACTGTTACCCCAACTAATACACCAACCGAAACACCAACCGAAACACCAACCAATACCCCAACCAACACCGTAACTCCAACTGTTACCCCAACTGTTACCCCAACTGTAACTCCAACCAATACTGTTACCCCAACTAATACACCAACCGAAACACCAACCGAAACACCAACCAATACTCCAACCAACACCGTAACCCTAACCGTTACCCCTACCGAAACACCAACCAACACCCCAACTAATACTCCGACTAACACAGTAACACCAACACTGAGTCCAACCGTTACCCCTACCGAAACACCTACCAATACCCCAACCAACACCATAACACCAACTAACACTCCGACTAATACCTCAACTGTAACTCCAACCAATACTGTAACTCCAACCAATACACCCACTGTAACACAAACTGAAACACCTACCCTAACACCAACAAATACTGCAACCGTTACACCAACTCAAACCCCAACCAATACTCCTACCAATACTGTTACACCAACGGTTACCCCAACTAACACTCCAACTGTAACTCCAACAAATACGGTAGCTCCAACTAATACACCTACAAATACACCAACCGAAACACCAACAAATACCCCCACCAACACACCAACAAATACTCCCACAGAAACACCAACACTTACACCAACCAACACCGTAACCCCTACCAATACAGTCACACCAACCAATACTGTTACAGTGACTCCAACAGAAACTGTGACACCAACTAATACACCTACAAACACCCCAACTAATACACCAACAAATACGGTTACACCTACGAATACTCCAACCAACACAGTAACTCCAACAAATACTCCAACTAACACTCCAACATTAAGTCCTACCAATACCGTAACTCCTACCAACACCCCAACAAACACACCGACGAATACAGTAACTCCAACTCAGACACCTACAAATACTCCTACAAATACCGTTACACCAACCAATACCCCAACCAATACCCCAACCAACACCGTAACTCCAACAAACACTCCTACCAACACTCCTACAAACACTCCCACAAATACCGTAACTCCAACCAACACCGTAACTCCGACTAATACACCTACAAACACACCAACGAATACTGTGACTCCTACATTGAGTCCTACGGTAACACCAACTAACACCGTAACACCAACCAATACTCCAACCAATACACCTACCAATACTGTGACTCCTACATTGAGTCCTACGGTAACACCAACTAACACCGTAACACCAACCAATACTCCAACTAACACGCCGACCAACACTCCTACTAACACTGTAACACCAACATTGAGTCCAACAGTGACTCCAACCAATACAGTTACCCCCACAAACACCCCGACAAATACTGTAACTCCAACCAATACTGTAACTCCAACAAATACACCAAGTGTAACTGTGACGGTTTCACCAACACCAGCACCTTCTTGTGACATTGATTATACAATGTTACCCTCACCAACTCCAACGAGCACCCCAACACCCACCAATACTCCAACGGTAACACCAACCAACACTGTAACACCATCCGTTACATTAACCAATACTCCCACAAACACACCAACCAATACAGTAACTCCTACTAACACCCCAACTAATACACCAACAAAAACTGTTACACCAACTTTAACTCCAACAAATACTCCAACTAATACTGTAACACCAACCAATACACCAACAAACACTCCTACCAATACAGTTACTCCTACATTGAGTCCAACAGTTACTCCTACCAATACTGTTACCCCAACCAATACTCCTACCAATACCCCAACCAATACAGTTACACCTACATTGACTCCAACAGCGACCCCAACCAACACCGTAACCCCTACAAATACCCCAACATTAAGCCCCACCAATACTCCAACCAACACCGTAACCCCTACAAATACTGTAACACCAACGAATACCCCAACCAACACTCCGACAAACACCCCAACAAACACTGTAACACCAACCAACACTCCAACAAACACTGTAACACCGACCAATACTCCAACAAATACCCCTACTAATACTGCTACTCCTACAAATACACCAACTAATACTCCTACCAATACGGTAACCCCTACAAATACACCAACTAACACTCCTACCAATACGGTATCCCCAACACTGACACCTACTAACACCCCTACGAACACCGTAACACCAACAAACACACCAACTAACACACCAACTAATACTGTAACACCAACTAACACTCCTACCAACACCCCAACCAACACAGTTACTCCTACCAATACGCCAACTAATACTCCTACCAATACGGTAACGCCAACATTGAGTCCAACAGTGACTCCAACCAATACCGTTACACCAACTCAAACCCCTACAAATACCCCAACTAACACCGTAACACCAACCAATACACCTACGAATACCCCCACTAATACTCCAACAAATACCGTAACCCCAACAAACACGCCTACGAATACACCAACAGTAACCCCTACCAATACCGTAACCCCAACAAATACACCGACGGTAACTCCGACCAATACAGTCACACCAACTAATACACCAACCAACACTCCTACCAATACGGCTACCAATACAGTTACTCCTACCAATACACCCACAAATACACCAACAAATACGGTTACACCAACTAACACTCCTACTAATACTCCAACAAATACCGTAACACCGACACTGACACCTACAAATACCCCGACAAACACTCCAACCAATACAGTTACTCCAACCAATACTGTAACTCCTACCAACACCCCTACCAACACCCCAACAAATACTCCAACAAATACAGTCACCCCAACTAATACTCCAACCAATACTGTCACCCCTACCAATACTCCTACAAACACCCCCACCAATACTGTCACCCCTACCAATACTCCTACCAATACTCCTACAAATACAGTAACTCCAACTAACACCCCAACAAATACTCCAACAAATACAGTCACCCCAACCAATACTCCTACCAATACGCCCACCAATACTGTCACCCCTACCAATACTCCTACCAATACTTCTACAAATACAGTAACTCCAACTAATACTCCTACCAATACGCCTACTAATACTGTAACTCCAACCAACACCCCAACTGTAACTCCTACCAATACTGTTACACCAACAAACACTCCTACTAACACACCAACCAATACTGTTACACCAACAAACACTCCTACTAACACACCAACCAATACGGTAACTCCTACCAACACCCCAACTAACACACCAACCAATACGGTAACTCCTACCAACACCCCAACTAACACCCCAACAAATACTGTTACACCAACAAATACTCCCACCAATACCCCAACAAACACGGTGACTCCAACAAACACTCCTACTAACACCCCAACAAATACAGTAACACCAACATTGAGTCCTACAGTAACTCCTACGAACACAGTAACTCCTACAAATACTCCCACAAACACTCCGACCAACACCGTTACACCAACAAATACCCCAACCAATACCCCGACAAATACAGTAACCCCAACTAACACACCTACCAACACTCCAACTAATACAGTAACTCCCACATTAAGTCCAACTGTGACTCCTACTAATACTGTGACTCCTACAAACACTCCTACCAACACACCAACAAATACAGTTACACCTACATTGAGTCCAACAGTGACTCCAACCAGCACCGTAACCCCAACTAATACGCCAACATTAAGTCCTACCAATACTCCAACCAACACTGTTACTCCTACAAATACCGTTACACCAACCAATACACCTACCAATACCCCAACAAACACCGTAACCCCAACACTAACCCCAACTAACACTCCAACCAATACTCCTACAAATACGGTATCTCCAACCAACACCGTAACCCCAACAAATACACCAACTAACACTCCAACCAATACTCCCACCAACACTGTTACTCCAACCAACACCCCGACCAACACTCCGACTAATACAGTAACTCCTACCAATACCCCAACAAATACCCCAACAAATACAGTTACACCTACATTGAGTCCAACGGTGACTCCTACTAATACTGTAACTCCTACCAACACTCCGACCAACACACCAACCAATACTGTTACACCTACATTGAGTCCAACGGTGACTCCTACTAATACTGTTACACCCACTAACACGCCAACTAACACTCCTACTAACACTGTAACACCAACTCAGACTCCCACGAACACGCCTACAAATACAGTAACACCTACTAACACACCTACTAATACACCAACAAATACGGTAACACCAACCAACACCCCTACGAACACGCCGACTAACACCCCAACCAATACAGTCACACCAACTAATACCGTAACTCCAACAAATACGCCAACCAATACTCCTACCAATACGCCAACCAATACCGTAACACCAACTCAGACACCGACAAATACCCCAACAAAAACTGTTACACCAACATTGAGTCCGACTGTGACACCAACAAATACTGTTACTCCAACCAATACCCCCACCAATACTCCAACTAACACAGTAACCCCAACCAATACTCCAACTGTAACACCTACGAATACTGTTACACCTACAAATACACCGACGAATACACCAACCAATACGGTAACTCCAACCAACACCCCAACCAATACCCCAACTAGTACTGTTACACCAACATTAAGCCCGACACTAACACCAACCAATACAGTAACTCCAACATTGAGTCCGACTGTAACTCCAACAAGAACGGTTACACCTACTTTAACACCAACCAATACACCGACAAATACGGTAACCCCTACAAATACTCCCACCAACACCCCAACAAACACTCCAACCAATACAGTCACCCCAACAAACACCGTAACACCAACCAACACCCCCACAAACACTCCAACCAATACTCCAACAAACACCGTAACACCAACCAACACACCAACCAAGACTGTAACTCCAACCAATACCCCAACCAATACTCCAACTAATACAGTAACCCCAACTAATACACCAACCAATACTCCAACGAACACCGTAACTCCAACCAACACCCCAACCAACACTGTAACTCCAACAAATACACCTACAGTTACCCCGACTAACACAGTAACACCTACACTGAGTCCGACTGTAACCCCTACGAATACAGTTACACCAACTCAGACACCTACAAATACTCCAACTAACACCGTAACTCCTACCAACACACCAACTAACACACCAACTAACACTGTTACACCCACAAATACACCAACCAATACAGTTACTCCTACCAATACACCTACTAACACTCCAACTAACACAGTAACCCCTACCAATACCCCTACGAACACTCCTACTAATACAGTAACTCCTACAAACACCGTAACACCAACCAACACACCAACCAATACTCCAACCAACACTGTCACCCCTACATTGAGTCCTACGGTAACTCCTACGAACACAGTTACCCCTACTAACACACCGACTAAGACCGTGACTCCCACATTGAGTCCGACTGTGACTCCTACAAATACTGTTACACCAACTCAAACCCCTACGAATACACCAACTAATACAGTTACACCAACTAATACACCTACAAACACCCCAACAAATACAGTTACACCTACAAATACCCCAACTAACACTCCAACCAATACAGTAACCCCTACACTGAGTCCAACCGTAACACCAACTAATACTGTCACACCCACGAATACACCAACCAATACCCCTACGAATACTGTAACCCCTACCAACACCCCTACTAATACTCCTACAAATACGGTTACACCAACTAACACTCCAACAAGAACGGTTACACCTACTTTAACACCAACCAATACACCGACAAATACGGTAACCCCTACAAATACTCCCACCAATACCCCAACAAACACGGTGACTCCTACATTAACACCAACTGTAACTCCTACAAATACCGTAACACCAACCAATACTCCTACAAATACTCCTACTAACACAGTAACACCTACCAATACCCCTACAAACACACCAACAAACACTGTAACTCCAACTAACACCCCTACTAATACTCCGACGAATACGGTAACTCCAACCAATACCCCAACAAACACACCTACCAACACCGTAACACCTACAAATACTCCTACTAAAACTGTGACTCCCACATTGAGTCCAACAGTTACACCTACCAACACCGTAACACCTACAAATACTCCCACAAATACCCCTACTAACACAGTAACACCAACAAATACACCAACCAACACTCCAACTAATACCGTTACCCCAACTAACACACCTACAAATACACCAACAAATACTGTGACTCCTACATTGAGTCCAACAGTTACACCTACCAACACCGTAACACCTACAAATACCCCTACCAACACCCCAACAAATACAGTAACACCTACATTGAGTCCGACTGTGACTCCAACTAACACCGTTACGCCAACTAACACACCTACCAACACTCCAACTAACACCGTAACCCCTACCAGCACCCCCACAAGAACCGTTACACCTACATTAACTCCAACCAATACCCCTACTAATACCGTAACCCCAACAAATACCCCAACCAATACCCCTACTAATACCGTAACCCCAACAAATACCCCAACAAACACTCCAACTAATACCGTAACCCCAACAAATACCCCAACAAACACTCCAACTAATACCGTAACCCCTACCAACACCCCCACAAGAACCGTTACACCTACATTAACTCCAACCAACACACCAACTAATACTGTAACCCCAACCAACACTCCTACAAACACTCCAACGAATACAGTTACACCAACCAATACACCAACTAACACCCCAACCAACACTGTAACTCCAACATTGAGCCCTACAGTGACTCCCACTAATACAGTTACACCAACTAACACACCAACCAATACCCCAACCAACACCGTAACTCCAACAAACACCCCTACTAAAACTGTAACTCCCACATTGAGCCCTACGGTAACCCCAACAAACACTGTTACTCCAACCAACACCCCAACTAATACTCCAACTAATACTGTTACTCCAACCAACACCCCAACCAACACCCCAACTAATACTGTTACACCGACCAACACACCAACGAATACTATAACTCCTACTAATACTCCTACCAAAACTGTTACACCAACTCTAACCCCAACGAATACACCGACCAATACTCCTACAAACACAGTAACCCCAACCAATACCGTAACACCAACTAACACTCCAACCAACACTGTAACTCCAACTAATACACCAACCAACACCCCAACTAATACTCCGACAAACACTGTTACGCCAACCAATACACCAACAAAAACTGTCACACCAACTTTAACCCCAACCAACACCGTAACACCAACCAATACCCCGACTAATACACCTACAAATACTGTTACTCCAACTAATACACCTACAAACACTCCAACCAACACCGTAACCCCAACCAATACACCAACTAATACGGTGACTCCCACATTGAGTCCTACGGTAACTCCTACAAATACTGTAACCCCTACTAATACTCCTACCAAAACTGTTACACCAACTCTAACCCCAACGAATACTCCTACCAATACTGTAACCCCTACCAATACTCCTACCAATACTGTAACCCCTACCAATACTCCTACCAATACTCCAACAAATACTGTTACCCCAACTCAGACACCTACTAACACTCCAACGAATACAGTCACACCAACCAACACACCAACTAATACTGTAACTCCTACATTGAGTCCTACGGTAACTCCGACCAATACGGTAACCCCAACAAACACACCAACTAACACACCAACTAATACTGTAACGCCAACTAATACACCAACAAAAACTGTTACACCAACTTTAACTCCAACCAATACCCCAACTAATACTGTAACACCTACCAATACACCAACAAACACTGTTACGCCAACTTTAACTCCAACCAATACCCCGACCAATACCCCAACAAATACCGTTACTCCAACCAACACAGTTACCCCGACCAATACCCCAACTAAGACAGTCACCCCAACTCAGACTCCCACCAATACTCCAACCAATACCCCCACAAACACTGTAACTCCAACAAACACTGTTACGCCAACAAATACTCCAACTAATACGGTAACACCGACTAACACTGTAACGCCGACCAATACCGTAACCCCCACTAACACTGTAACTCCAACGAATACAGTTACACCGACCAATACTCCAACAAGAACTGTTACGCCTACCTTAACCCCTACAAATACTCCAACAAATACGGTAACTCCGACCAACACACCAACTAACACACCAACTAACACAGTTACCCCGACTAACACCCCAACCAATACGGTAACCCCTACTAACACACCTACTAATACACCAACCAAGACTGTTACTCCTACATTAACTCCTACCGTTACTCCAACGAATACAGTTACACCGACCAATACCCCGACTAATACTAATACCCCTACTAATACACCTACAAACACTCCTACTAACACAGTAACCCCAACCAATACACCAACAAAAACTGTCACACCAACTTTAACCCCAACAAATACACCGACCAACACACCAACTAATACAGTGACTCCAACCAATACTGTTACCCCAACAAACACTCCAACCAAGACTGTTACTCCTACATTAACACCAACCAACACTCCGACCAATACGGTAACCCCTACAAATACCCCAACTAACACCCCAACAAACACTGTTACGCCAACTAATACACCAACCAAGACTGTTACTCCTACATTAACTCCAACCAATACCCCTACTAATACCGTAACCCCAACAAATACCCCAACAAACACTCCAACCAATACTGTAACACCAACGAATACTGTTACCCCAACATTGAGTCCTACTAATACCCCAACTAATACTGTAACACCCACCAACACACCCACCAACACACCAACAAATACTGTTACACCAACCAATACACCAACAAAAACCGTAACACCTACATTAACACCAACAAACACTCCTACAAACACCCCAACAAATACCGTTACTCCAACCAACACCGTAACCCCAACTAACACACCAACTAATACGGTGACTCCCACCAATACCGTTACACCTACAAACACTGTTACACCTACTAATACTGTTACACCTACTAATACTGTAACACCAACTAATACACCAACCAAGACTGTAACACCTACATTAACTCCAACCAATACTCCAACAAACACCGTAACACCAACTCAGACACCGACTAATACTCCTACAAATACCGTAACTCCTACCAATACACCAACAAAAACTGTCACACCAACTTTAACTCCAACAAATACCCCAACCAATACTGTTACACCAACTCAAACCCCTACGAATACACCAACTAATACAGTTACACCAACTAACACAGTCACCCCGACCAACACACCTACCAATACCCCAACCAATACTGTTACACCTACCTTAACTCCTACAAATACTCCTACAAATACAGTAACCCCAACCAATACACCAACAAAAACCGTAACACCTACATTAACACCAACAAACACTCCTACAAACACTCCCACGAATTCCGTTACTCCTACTAATACTGTTACCCCCACTAACACCCCAACTAACACAGTAACGCCGACTAATACTGTTACTCCAACCAATACCGTAACTCCTACAAATACGGTAACCCCAACCAATACTGTAACGCCAACTAATACCCCAACCAAGACAGTTACACCAACTCAGACACCTACTAATACACCAACCAACACTGTAACACCAACTAACACACCTACCAACACTCCAACTAACACCGTAACTCCTACTAATACACCAACAAAAACTGTTACACCAACTCTAACACCAACAAATACCCCTACGAACACTGTAACTCCAACCAATACACCAACAAAAACTGTTACACCAACTTTAACTCCGACCAACACGGTAACCCCAACCAATACTCCTACTAATACTCCTACTAATACAGTAACCCCCACCAATACTCCGACCAATACGGTGACTCCCACATTGAGTCCTACAGTTACCCCTACGAACACCGTTACACCAACAAATACCCCAACCAAGACTGTAACTCCTACATTAACTCCTACAAATACCCCTACTAATACTGTAACCCCTACCAATACTCCAACTAATACACCTACTAAAACTGTCACCCCTACAGTTACTCCTACTAATACAGTTACCCCAACCAACACTCCCACAAACACTCCTACAAACACTGTAACCCCTACATTGAGTCCTACAGTTACCCCTACGAACACCGTTACACCAACAAATACCCCAACCAATACTCCGACAAATACAGTTACACCGACCAATACGCCCACAAATACTCCTACTAATACTGTTACACCCACTAACACCCCAACAAATACTCCAACAAATACAGTTACACCGACCAATACACCCACAAATACACCAACAAATACAGTTACACCGACCAACACACCAACAAAAACTGTAACACCAACTTTAACTCCAACCAATACACCCACAAATACACCAACAAATACGGTTACACCAACAAATACAGTAACCCCAACTAATACACCGACTAAGACAGTCACCCCAACCAATACCCCAACAAATACTCCAACCAACACACCAACTAACACGGTTACCCCAACCAATACTGTTACACCAACAAACACACCCACTAATACACCAACCAAGACTGTAACTCCTACATTGAGTCCTACAGTTACTCCTACTAATACAGTAACACCCACCAACACACCAACTAACACGGTTACCCCAACCAATACACCAACCAAGACTGTTACACCTACATTAACACCTACTAATACTCCGACCAATACTGTAACCCCTACATTGAGTCCTACAGTTACCCCTACGAACACCGTTACACCAACAAATACTCCTACAAACACCCCAACCAAGACTGTTACACCTACATTAACACCTACTAATACTGTTACACCTACATTAACACCAACCAATACTCCAACGAACACTCCTACCAATACTCCTACAAACACGGTAACACCAACAAACACTGTTACACCAACAAATACTCCTACAAACACTCCGACCAAGACTGTTACACCTACATTAACACCTACTAATACTCCTACGAATACTGTTACCCCAACAAATACTCCAACAAGAACTGT